AAGCAGGTCGAAAGGTTCGAACAAAAATAGATCCTAAAAAAAGAGTAGATGCAGCAGAATCTGTTGCTACATTTGAACCTGGTAGAGTTGGAGGATCTGGAATGAGACTTCCTCCAGCTACAAAAAAACCTAAAACTACTTCTGCTGATTTACATGCAGATGCACCGAAACCTGGAATGGGATTTGATGCTGCACTGGCTGCTCGGAAAGCTGGACCTAAGAAAGAGAAAGTTACAGAAAAAAGAATTGCCGATGATGTGGAAGGTTATGATCCTGTGACAGGCCGGCCAAGCGGAGAAGATGCACCTAAAGAATATAGTTTTAAAGACTTGTTAGGTTCATTAGATATTACTAGAGCAGATGATGAGCCTGAGTATGAAGGTCGTAAACATGGTGGTAAAGTCAGGAAAACAAAGAAAAAAGCCAAGAGTCGCAAACGTGCTGCTTTACGTGGGTGGGGAAAAGCCCTTCGTGGTTATTAAATGAGTGTAGCATTTCTCAGGAAATATGAAAAATCTATTGAAGAAGGTTATAATGATTATAGTTTAATTGATTATGATCAGGTTAAACCAGAAAAAGAAGACTACGAAATTTTTGAAGATTACTGGAATGCTCTTGTAAATTATCTGGTGGAAAAATATAGATATACTTATGGTACAAAAGCGAAAAAAAAGTAATATGAAAGGCATGACTATTGGAGGGGGGCATAAGCGTCCCACCAGGAGTGGTGCTGGACTTACCAGGAAGGGTGTTGCCAAATATCGCAGGCAAAACCCAGGCTCTAAACTTAAAACTGCTGTAACAGAAAAGAAACCTACAGGAAAACGTGCAACCAGACGTAAATCATATTGTGCCAGATCTGCTGGACAGATGAAGAAGTTTCCAAAGGCTGCAAAAAACCCTAACAGTAGATTAAGACAAGCTAGAAAAAGATGGAGATGTCGATGAAGAAACTAACGGTAAGACAACAAGCTACTTTAAAAAAACATTCTGTACATCATACAAAAAAACATATGGCTAGTATGAGATCAGCAATGCGAAAAGGAAAAACTTTTGGGGCTGCTCATAAAGAAGCAATGAAAAAGGTAGGACGTTAGTGGTTGTTGCCCAGAAGCGTGATCCTGCTAAGTGGGCTAGAGCTAAAGCAAAAGCTAAAGCTAAAATGGGAGGAAAACATTCTGCCAGAGCAATGCAACTAGCGGTCAAATATTATAAAGATTCTGGTGGTACATACTCTGGCAAGAAAAAAACAACTAATAAACTATCAAAATGGACAAAGCAAAAATGGAGAACTAAATCAGGCAAGCCATCAGGAAAAACAGGAGAAAGATACTTACCTGAAAAAGCAATAAAAGCTTTATCCTCTAAAGAATATGCAGCAACTACAAAAGCAAAAAGAAAAGGAAAAGCTGTTGGAAAACAATTTGTTAGACAACCTAAAAAAATAGCACAAAAAACAGCAAGGTATAGAAAAACATGACAGACAAAGAATGTAATGATTGTGGATGTAACTGCCATTGTGATAAAGAACAATGTGACTGTTCCTGTCAGAATTGTGACTGTAAGGAAGAATAATGGCTGTCTCTGGAACATATGACTTCAATCTGGATATAGATGAAGTAATACAGGAAGCAATGGAAATGATTGGGGGTGAAGATACTCTTGGTCATGAGCCTGCTTCTGCACGTAGATCAATCAATCTTATGCTTAAAGACTGGCAGAACAGGGGTATTCTTCTGTGGACAACTTCAGTTTCCTCTGTAACTGTAGCTGCCAGTACAACAGCATATGATCTTTCATCTTCTACCATAGATGCTCTGGAAGTCGTACTTAATAGAGATGATACAGACATACAACTTACTCGCATATCTCCTGAAGAATACCTTCTTATTCCCAATAAAACCCAGACAGGCAGACCAATGCAATACTCCATCAGGAGAGGCAGGGATAATCCGGTCATGTCTGTATGGCCTATTCCTGAGAACTCCACGGATATTCTGAAGATGGAAATATTCAGTGAGTTACAGGATGTAAACAAATCAGCTATTCAGAATGCAGATCTTCCCAAAAGATTCTTGCCTGCCCTGACTTGTGGTCTTTCCTACTATATGTCCATGAAAAGACCGGGAGTAGAAGCAGGACGAATACAGATGCTTAAAGGAAATTATGAAGAAAAACTTGGAAGAGCCATGCTGGAAGACAGGGAAAGAGCAACCATGAGAGTTGTACCTAAGTTGAGATTTATTTAATGGCAACGACTAAAAATGCTCTAGCCATGTGTGATGTATGTGGGTTTGTATATCCACATAGAGTAATGCAGATTAACAGTTATGGAATGCTGGTATGTCCAGAAGATTTTGAAGGACAGTTTGATTTGAAGAATCATCCTCAGAATAAGATACCAGATGTCAGAGATAATCCAGCTATCCTTAATCCTCGTCCCGATACAGGCGGTAGAGGTTTAACCTGGAGCGAAGCTACAACTGCCTGGGGATCAACAGATAATTGGTGGAATACAATATGACAGACTTAACAAGCAAATTAATATCCAATACCTATAAACAGGTTATTCTGGTAAGTTCATCCACCAGCAATACTGGTGTGGATACTTCCCTGAAAGCTGTCCAGACAGGTGATGGAACTAATACTGCCCTGAAGGTTGCAACAAATGCCATACAGATTACTGGAGCATTGGGTGTTACTGGTAATGTATCTCTTGATGGTAATCTTCATGTGGATGACAAAGTATGTGCTTCGGCTTTATATGGGGATGGCTCCAATATAACAGGTGTTACTGCGACTATTGCTGGTAACATATCTGTCAGTAATGCAACAATTGGTGGAACATTATATGTAGGTGGAACAGCTACTGTTTCTGGTGCAGCTACATTCAAGTCCACCGTAACAGTAGGAGGTGCCGCACACTTTGGATCAACTGCAACCGTAGCAGGTGCTGCACAGTTTCAAAGTACAGTAACGGCTGTTGGTGCAGCGACATTCAAGTCCACCGTTACTGTGGAAAACTCAGCAATCCTGAAGAATAATGTATCTGTAGGTGGTACTCTTAATGTAGCTGGTGCAGGTACATTTACATCCAAGACAGAATTCAGTAATGATGTATCAGTCAGTGGACGGCTTGATGTAGCCACATCTGTATGTGTTGGTGGTTTATTAAAAGCAGTCGGCAAAGCCACATTTAAAGATGATGTTTCTGTAAGTGGAAGCATGATTATTGAAGGTGGTGTCTGCATCGGAGGTAATGTAACGGCACCCTATTACTATGGTGATGGTTCAAATCTGACAAATGTAGTGGCTGCAATAGGTGTTGTTGATAATGTATCTGTATCAGGATATGTACACATAGGCGGTCTTCTATCAGTCAGTGGAACATCCAATGTTGTTGGTGCAGCCACATTCAAGTCCAATGTCTCAGTATCCGGTAATACCAATATAGGTGGTACTGTTACAGTTGCAGGTGCAGTAAGTCTGGCTTCAACTCTCAGTGTGGGTGGAGCAACCAATCTCGCTTCTACGGTAACTGTAGTTGGAGCAGCAGCCCTGAAAAGTACAGTAACAGTAGGAGGTGCTGCTAATTTTGGTAGTACTGTTACAGTAGTAGGTGCTGCTCATTTACAAAGTACTGCTTCCATAGGAGGTGCAGCTACATTTGCATCTACTGTGACTGTAGTAGGTGCTGCTGCACTGAAAAGTAATGTAACAGTAGGTGGTACACTGGATGTAACAGGTAATACTTCCATAGGCGGTACATTCATGGCTACAGGAGCAGCAACATTTGATAATAATGTATCTGTAAGTGGCAATGTAAATATAGGTGGGACTACGACTATAGCTGGAGCAGTAAGTTTAGCATCTACTCTGAGTGTCGGAGGAGCTTCAAACTTCGCTTCGACAGTAACAGTAGTAGGAGCAGCAGCTTTAAAGAGTAATGTAACAGTAGGTGGTACTCTTGATGTAGCAGGTAATACATCAATAGGTGGTACATTATTTGTAACAGGTGGTATAACCCATGATGGTGATGTATCAGTATCAGGTAATCTGGCTGTAGGTGGTAATGTATCTATAGGAGGTACTCTCAGTGTTACAGGTGCAGTGAGTCTTGCTTCAACTCTCAGTGTTGGTGGTGCTTCAAGTTTTCTATCAACCGTAACAGTAGCAGGTGCAGGAACATTCAAAGATAGTGTATCTGTCTCTGGTAATGTTAATATTGGAGGTACTACAACTATAGCTGGAGCAGTAAGTCTTGCCTCAACTCTCAGTGTTGGAGGTGCAGCAAATTTTGCTTCCACAGTGACAATAGCAGGTACAAATGTACAGGCAGCAAATGCCAAAGTATGTGCATCAGCTTTTTATGGTGATGGATCAAATCTTACTAATGTAACAGGAGGTGTTACAGGTAATATATCTGTTAATAATGCCACTATTGGTGGTACTTTATATGTAGGTAGTACTGTAACTGTAGCGGGTACTGCTATATTTGAAGGTGCAGTATCAGTAAGTGGTAATGTAAATATTGCTGGAAATACATCAGTAGGTGGAACTTTCTTAACTACTGGGAAAGCTGAGTTTGAAGATGATGTCTCAGTAAGTGGTAATGTAAATATAGGTGGTACTGTAACAGTTGCGGGTGCTGTAAGTCTTGCTTCCACATTAAGTGTAGGAGGAGCAGCACATTTTGCATCTACTGTAACAATAGCTGGTGCTGTCAGTCTTGCATCTACATTAAGTGTAGGTGGAGCAGCACATTTTGCATCTACTGTAACAGTTGCAGGTGCTGCCATATTTGAAGATGCTGTATCAGTAAGTGGTGCTGTTAATATAGCAGGTAATACGTCAGTAGGTGGTACATTCCTGACTACAGGCAAAGCTGAGTTTGAAGATGACGTATCAGTATCGGGTGCTTTAATAGTAGGCGGTACAACAACTATTGTAGGTGCTACTCATTTACAAAGTACTGTCTCTGTTGGAGGTGCAGCTACATTTGCTTCTACGGTTACAGTGGTTGATGATGCAGTATTTACGGCTGACATAGTAAAGAAAACAGCAGGAACAAGTAACTTTACTGCTGGTGTCAATGCTGGTGCTGCTATTGAATCAGGTGGTAACTACAACGTAATAATTGGTGATTCAGCAGGTGATGCTCTAACAACTGCTGATAACTCTACTTTTATTGGATGGGGTGCTGGAGGTGCAGTAACAACAGGTACTGCAAATACGGCTGTTGGATATTATGCATTATATACGGCTGATACAGGTACATTAAATGTTGCTGTAGGTGCAGGTGCATTAGGTGCGCTTACAACAGCTTCTTCTATTACGGGAGTAGGATATGATGCTGGTAGACAAGTAACAACAGGCGGTGATAATACTTTTGTAGGCGCTTATTCTGGTGATGCCACTACAACAGGAGCTAATAACACAGCATTGGGCATCCACTCTTTAGGTACAAATAGTACTGGCGCTGGTAATACTGCTCTTGGCAGATATGCTTTATTTGAAAATACAACAGCGGCTGATAACACGGCTGTCGGAAATAGCTGCCTACAGAATAACACCACTGGCGCTTCCAATGTTGCGGTGGGTACAGGCGCTCTGTATGTAAACACAACGGGAGGTCAGAATACTGCCCTTGGTCACCTTGCCCTAGATGCCAATACAACTGCTTCACAAAATACAGCGGTAGGTTATTCTGCGTTAGGTGCATGTGCAACGACAGGACAACACACGGCAATGGGCCATAACGCTCTTCTAGTGTGTGTAGATGGAACAAATAACACAGCCTTTGGTTCACAAGCTGGTGCTGCGGTTACTTCAGGTTCTTCGAATACTTTTGTAGGGGCTTATGCTGGCGATGCTAACACAACTTCTTCTAATAACACAGCGGTTGGCATGAATGCTCTGGGAGCAAATACAACGGGAACCATGAATACTGCTGTTGGTCAGGGTGCTGGCTTATTAATAACTACAGGAGAAAATGATACTCTCCTTGGATTTCTCACTGGTGATGCCCTCACAACGGGTGGAGGAAATACCCATCTAGGTGGTGGTGCAGGAGGCGCACAGACTACAGGAACAAATACAATTTGTATCGGAGTAAATGCTGGTGGTAACTTAACAACAGGCGGCAGCGGCATTTACCTGGGATATGGAGCGCTGGCAAGTGCAGCAGATGTAGGGGGCCATGAACTTGTTATTGGACCAGGTACGGCTAAGGGAGTAAATACTGGCTTCATAGTAGCTGGCGGAAATGTATATAAAGGTGATAACGGGACAGCCTGGGCGCAAACCTCTGATCGCAGGATTAAAAAGGACATACAACCAAACACAAAAGGTTTGGCGGAAATATGTCAGGTTGATCCAAAAACTTTCCTCTACAAGTCTGATGAAGAACTTCACGAGATTCCAGAGTTTGTAGGTTGTGCCGAAGGACTGCCTCAAGATAAAAGAGTAACAAGTGCCATTGCACAGGAAGTTCAGGTTCCGTTCCCAGAAGCAGTAACAGAACGAAACGACTACGGAATGTTAAGTGTAAATACTGACCCGATATTCTGGGCAATGGTAAACTCGATTAAAGAACTATCCACACAGATTAAAGAACTAAAAGATGAAATTAAACTCTTGAAAGGAGAGTAGAATGGTAGACATAACACCAACAGCAGAGGAGATCGCTCAACACTTTTCTGCTATGGATGACAGTGTAACGCTCATTAATGCAACTGTTGCGGATGATACTGATGCATTGAGGCAGTTTGGCACTCCCGCTGAAGTCAAGCTTATGGTCACACGTAATACGGATCATCTGGAAATCCAGGCGGCAAAAGACTGGTATAGCGATTCCAGCAAATCGAAAACACCTTACACGGATGCAGTAACGGCTGGTAAAGCCTACGTTGCTGGATAACAACAGGAGTAAAACATGGAACCCGAAAGTAATGTCGTAAGTATTAATGGTACAGATTATATTGAAGATGATTTTGATGAGAGGCAGAGATATCTTATCAATCAGATTCGTGATCTTCAGTTAAAGTCCAATAATTTAAGATTTCAACTTGATCAGGTTGTTGTAGCACAGGAAAGATTTACAGAAGAATTAATCAAGGCTTTGGAAGAGAACACCAAAGAAGAGGCAATACCTCAACCAAATCTTAACTAAGGAGATATTATGTTTATTCGCATACTTTGCCTGGCTCTGGGAATTACTTTCCTGACAGGTGGGGCTTATGCACAAGAAGAAGAAGAAAATAATGTTCGTTTAGCCCCAATGAATCTGAATATAATGGGTCTGTGTGCGCCCACAAAAGGATTTAATAAAGCACAGAAAGATGAGAACATACTGTTTATGGGAATTCTGAATGAAATGACTATTATGAAACTGTCTCAAGATGAGAATGGATTTTGGTCAATAGTAGTACAGACGGCAAATGGAATATCATGTATGTATTTTGGAGGACCAGCAGGAACTGCTTCCAATACATTACAGAAAAAAGAACCAAGGAGAAAGATAAATGGCCAGCACGTATACAACTAACCTTCGTCTTACCAAGCAGGGCGATGGAGACAATCCCAATACATGGGGTCAGGTTCTCAATGATGGAGTTATCAGTCTGGCAGATGATGCCATTGCCGGGTATACCACTGTAAGTATAGGTAGTGCAGCTACAGTTACCTTGACTGAGAACCAGGGTACTGGTGATCAATCCCGTTCTGCCATTCTTGAACTGAAAGGTTCTGTTGGCGGTTCTCACAGTGCAATTAATATTCTTATTCCAAATAATTCCAAGACATATCTTGTAAGAAACAGTATTACATACTCTTCTGCTGGTGCAGATGTTATTATGAAAGTTGCTGGTAATACTGGTGTTACTGTACCAACAGGAGGAACATCCTTTGTTCTTACTAATGGTACATCTGTAATTACTCATAATTCTTTTAAAAATCTTGTGGTTGATGAAACTGTAACAGTAGGTGGTAATGCAATTTTTAAAACAAATGTATCAGTTTCAGGTAATGTAGCTGTAGCAGGTAATGTATCAGTAGCAGGTAATGTATGTGCCTCTGCATTTTATGGTGATGGATCAAACTTAACAGGTGGAATGCCTACAGGTGCTATTATGCCTTATGCTGTTACGGCTGCTCCTAGTGGTTATCTTCTTTGTGACGGTGCTGCTGTAAGTCGAAGTACGTATTCAGCACTCTTTACTGTAGTTTCCAGCCTGTATGGTAATGGTGATGGTTCTTCCACGTTTAATGTTCCAGATCTTAGAGGTCGTTTTATGGCTGGTTATAACGCTGCTACAAGTAGATTAACCAGTGTATCTAGTGATATGGTTGATGGTGCATTGATAGCTAATACAGGTGGTATTCAAGCAGTGACAATAACTGAAGCTCAATTACCATCACATACTCATGATTCTGGCAATTTACATTTTGTTAATGGTGGCGATGCTGCTCAACAAGGTGTTCATGCTGTTCAAAGAAGTGAAGCTAATGGAGTATCTGTAATGATTCTAGGTAGTACTGGTGCTACAGGTGGCGGTGGAGTGCATAGTAATATTCCTCCTGTTATTATGGTTAACTATGTGATCAAACACTAATGGCTACTGAACTCTCAAAATTTGATTTTCAGCAAGGTTTCAATAGAGAAACCACGCAGTATGCTGAAGGCCAGCGGTGGTATGACGGTAACTATGTACGCTTTCGTGCTGGTCGTCCCCAGAATATGCGAGGCTATGAGACAAGATCAACTACAACCTTTGATGGATCTGCCAGAGCTTTAATAACATGGACAGATTCAACTGTTAAATCAAGAGCAATCTTTGGTACACCTGACAAGTTATATGAACATGATGGTGATCAGATATATGACATAACGCCCATTCAGTCTGCTGTTACTCTGGCAAACTGTTTTGGTACTTCTTCTGGTACAACAAGAGTATGTTGTTCTGATGCAGCGCATGGACGGGCTGTAGGAGACTATGTATACTTTACCTCAACAGCCACATTCAATAATGTAAGTCTTAGTGGTAATGTATATCCTATTGTTTCAATTGAAAGTAATAATGTATTTACCATTTCAGTTACAGATGCAGCCAATGCAACAGCAAGTGATGTTGGATCAGCTACATTCAACTATTATATTCCAACAGGAGGTTCAGTAGCGGCTGCTGGTGTTGGTTATACTGCTGCAAAGTACAATGCTGCTAATCCAACTTCAGTAGGTATAAGTAAAATATCGACTACAGGAAGCAATACACTGGTAACAGTATCGTGTGCTGCCGCTCACAACGGAGCCGCCAACGATACAGTCATATTCATACCTTCATCTGTTTCTGCACATCCTGTTACTGTGGGAGGTAATCTTATACTAACACAGTCTTCAGTAGGATCTGTTAATGTGGGAGGACCAGAATTTACAATCGTCTCCATAAATGGTACTCAAATTATAGTAAGTGTCAATACTGCTGCATCAGCTACGGAGGATGCAACATCCAATCTTAAAACAACTGCACGTATATATCCACAAGTAGCTGGTAGTGTAGCTGCACCATACAGAGCATGGAATGAACCTGCCTCAGCAAGTGCTTCCGGGCTTGTTGTTAAGATTGCACAGTGGAGTCTGGATAACTGGGGTGAGGATATCATAGCAAATCGTAGTGGAAGTAACATATTCTATTTTGATTCTGATGCTTCAGTTACTCCTGATAGAGCCACGTCTGTTACAACTTCTCCTGTCAGTGTAAATTCAATTATTGTTTCTCCAAATGACCGCCATCTGATTGCACTGGGAGCTAATGAGTATTCACCTTCAGCTACTGTTAGCGGTACATTTAATCCCATGCTGGTACGGTGGGCTGATCAGGATGATCGCACCAACTGGGTTCCATCGATAAGTTCAACTGCTGGTGAGGTTGTTCTAACAGATGGAACAGAGATTGTTGGTGCTGTACGTTCAAAGAATGCTATTAATATATGGACAGATAACGCATTATGGTTAATGGAATTTGCGGGACCACCCTTTACATTTCGTTTTCAGCAGGCAGGTACAAACTGTGGTCTTCTCAGCACTCATTCAGGAGTAGATTATAATGGTGTAACTTACTGGATGGGTTACAATAACTTCTACAGATTTACTGGCCAGGTCGAAGTTCTTCCCTGTACAGTACGAAGATATATATTTGATGATATAAATACATCTTATTATGACAAGATCTATGCAGGAATCAATTCAGAATTCAGAGAGATTATCTGGTTGTATTGTTCTTCAGGTCAAACAGAGTGTGATAAATATGTCATATTTAATCCAGAAGATAATTATTGGGTATATGGAGAAATGATCTTTACGACTTTTGCAGATAAAGAAGTTTTTGGAAATACAATTACTACAGGTGTTACAGCTTCTGGAAATAATATTTATAATAATGAGCCACCTGAAGTTTTCACAGGTAGTGGATCAACACTTACTTCATATGTAGAGTCAGGTGATTTTGATGTAGCAGATGGTAATGCTCTCATGTTCATGGACAGGGTTATACCTGATTTTGATCTTTCAGGTGGTAAAATTAAAATGGAGATTACAACCAAACAGTATCCAGAACAGCCAGATGTAGATGCAATTAAGAAAGAATTTGATATTACTGATACAACACAGAAGGTAGACTTTAGAGCTAGAGGAAGGCAGGCAAAGGTTAGGGTATCTTGTGGTTCAAACAATGCCAGTTGGAGATGGGGATCTATCCGACTTGGATTACAGGGAGATGGTGGACGCTAATGGCAAGATACCCTACACTACCTTTTTTGATAACCAATAACGAACTGAAAGAAATGTATAATCAGGTACAACGCTGGAGTTCTATATTAGTCAATGAACTTGATAGTCGAGATCTGGAAGCGGATTCAAAACCATCAACAAATATTTACACAGTTACAACTATAACAAATATTGGTAGACCACGTAAAGGAGATATTGCATATTCAGCAAGCACAGGTAAGTATAAAGGATATGTGAGTCTTGGATCAGAAACATCTTGGCAGGATTTAAACTAATGAAGACTTTTGGTGAACATTTTAATTTGATAAATAAAAGTACGCTGTATGGTAATTATAATACTGGACAAGCTATTGATCCTTTTCATCGTAGGTTAGACGAAAAGAGAGAGGAATTTTCAAAGATCAAAAAGATTGGACAGGATGACAGTAACTTTCTTTCTCAACAGACTTTACCACAATTTACTTATGGAAGGTTAAAGTAATGGTGCAAATGACTCCTCCTTCTGGTCCTCCAATGCCACCCTCAAGAACTCCTGTTGTTGGAGATCCCATGCAACAGTTACTGGCAATGAAAGCCAATCGGGGCCAACCACCCGGACAGGTTCCTCCAATGCCTCCTCAACAGCCACAGCAAACAGGGCAAATGCAACCTTCTATGGCACCTCCTCCAGAGGAAGAAGTAAGTTTAAACAAACGTCTGAAGGGGAAAATCGCTGACATGGCAGCACTTCAATTAGCTAACAATGCTATTGGAGAAGATATTCAAAGAGAAGCAGAAGAACAGGATGAATTACAAAAGATAGCCATGATGAATAATCCAGCAATTCAGGATATTGCACGTTCTGCTATTAATCCAACAATGGCGATGGAAAGTGGTGGATTAATCAGACTTGCCGAAGGTGGTAATTTTTCAGGGCAGGTTCCAGGTCAAGGGCATGGGATGGAAGATAATGTTTATATGCCTATAGTAGAGAAACAGAAAGGACAGCAGGTAGCAACACTGGCTGTCAGTCCTGATGAATATGTAGTTGATGCACATACAATGTCTGCCCTTGGAAATGGTAGTGCGGATGCAGGTGCAAAGGTAATGGATAAAGCAATCAAGGATATAAGACAGCAAGCATATGGTACAACTAAACAGCCTAGTGAAATAAGTGGATTGGCTGCTTTAAAACCATTAATAGAAAGGGTTTAGAAAATGTCATTATCATCATTTTTTGGTATTGGAGGTGGGTCAAGGCCAGCCACTCAACAGGTAATTCAAACTTCAAAACTACCTGAAGAAATAGCACCTTTTGCAAAAGAAGTTTTGGAAGAGGCGAAAGCTCTTTATGGATCACAGGTAGATGCTGGTTATACTCCTTATACTGGAGATACGATAGCTGCGTTTACTCCTGAACAGCAACAGGCGCAAAGAGCTTTGGCAGGACTATATGGCAGTTCTGATCAAACCTTTTCTGATGTATCAAAAATTACAGAAGGTTTAGGTGAAAAGTTTACTGGTGATATTGCACAAGAGTATATGTCTCCATATCAACAGGCAGTTACCGATATTGAAAAACGTAAGGCGATGGAAGACTTTTCAAGCAGGATTATGCCTCAGTTTGAAAAACAGGCTGTTTCTGCGGGAGGGATGTCAGGTCTTGGTAGCAGAGCAGCGATTCAGGCAGCAGAACTTGGAGGCGTTCAAGCGGAACGACTGGGAGATATACAAGCTAAAGGACTTCAAAGAGCATATGCAGATGCTCAAAGTCAGTTTGCACGACAAAAAGAAAGAGAAAGAATGCAAGCTAGTGATATGCTAAAGACTCAGGGTGCGAGGAGAGCTTCTGAACTGCAAGAATTAGGAGCATTGTCAACAGTTGGAGAACAGAAACAGGCATTGGGACAACAGGCTCTTGATGAAGCTTACTACAAGTTCCTGGAAAAACAGGCATATCCGCAAGAAAAACTGGCTGAATATTCTGGATTTGTTTATGGGAATCCACTGATGAGTCAGAGAGATGTAACCAAGACAAGCCCAATGGGGCAGGGTCCGGGTCTGGGCGCTCAGCTTTTGGGTGCTGGCATGACTGCTGGTAAACTATATTCCCAGGGTGGTGGGTTTGGTGATGGTTTCAGTTGGGCCAAGTTGTTTGGTGCTTCTGGAGGAGGTATAGCTTCCCTACCTATGGTATATAGGAAAGAAAATGGGCAAGTAAATTTGGGGCCTGTAAGTGAAGCAGCTAGAAGAGCAAGAATTCTTCGTCAAATTGGACAAGGAGATTCTTCCACAGATCCAGTTCATCCAGATAGGAGTACGGCTGCACTGGACACTTTGAGAGATCAGTATGGGACACTTCCTGAACGTCAGGTAGGAGAAGAATTCATTGGTAATCCAGTTATAGATGAAGTTATCTTACAATCTATGAAACAAGAAACAGATCCTGGAAGAATGCCTCATGTTATAAGAGCCGCTGAGACAGATAAAAAAGTTATAGAGAATGATCCTGCGTATACCCGTTTTAGGAAGTTACCACATATGGATCTTCTTACAGAGGGAGGAAGAAGAGAACTTCTTGATCCTGACTACCGATCAAAACCAGAAGATGATAAAACGAAGAAAGCTGATCCTAATCCTTTACGGACTGTGGGGGGATTACGAGAATATATGGAACGAACGGCTGCTGAAAAAGATAGGCTTGGGAGAACTCAGTTAAGAGATAGAGAATCATTTGCTACAACGGCAGATCAAGAACGAGAAGCTGCTATAGCTGACAGAGCATCCAAGATGAGAGGTGAGACAAGGAGACGAGGAGGTATATTTGGTGAAGACTTTGCTCCTGCTGCCATTCAACAATTACTGGCTGTTACTCCACCAGGTTCTCCTCGTAGGAATTTGCTGGAAAGAGTAATGTTAGGTGCTGCTTCTGGTAGTGAAGCTCTTACAAAAGCTCAAGATGAAAGAGAAGATGTAATGAGGGATATTGAGGAGGAGACTGGTACTGCTCGAATAAGTGCAAAAGAAAAATCTCTTACAGCCAGGGCTGCTAACCTAACTCAGAAACAAAAATTAGATCTTAAGAAGTTGACTAATAAATTTGATTTAGAAAAGAAACTTGCAGAACTACCTGCTGAAAATGCAGCACGGATTCGAAAACTAATGTTATCTGATGCAGAATATGAGTTTAAACAGGCTCAAATTAAAAAGGAACTGGCTCTAGCTGAGGAAGCACTAGCGAAAGCTGGTCAAGCGGGTCTGCTAACTCCTAAGCAAACCAATGATTTAAATATAGGATATGATAGGATTGATAATACTATAACTGGATTGGGTATGATAAAGGGTGCAGCAATTAGTCCAGCAATAGCATCCTATAGAGCAGCGGCTAGAGAAAAGGCTAACAAAGCTTATATAGCAACAAAAAGTACTAATGCGGCAGGTGCAACATATCGAAGATATATGGAGATATTAGCTACCAAGATAGAAAAAGGTGAAATAAAGTAAGCTTTATATAATTTAAAGGATTAATAATAATGGTTCAGTCGCCATCATTTGATGTAGATAAATACATAGCCGAAAATCCTATAGGTATGACATCAGGAGTTTCTGGAACACCAGATTCAACTACTGTAGAAACAGGATTTGATGTAGATAAATTCATGGCCGAGAATCCTATTGGTATGCCTGCCGTAGGTACAGGCACAGAAGTAGGAGCAACACCTGAAGCTGATACAGATCAGAAGTTTACAATGGAAGGTCTTGATCGAAACAGGGATTGGTTAAAGAATGCCAAGATAATTTTCAAGAATGAAGAGGGTGAGGACTTCAGAGGATCAAATCAAGAACTTGGATACTGGTTAAGAAACAGACATTCCAAGTTTGCCAACGACTTAACCAACCTTGGTTTGACTGCTATGGATACTGGTGGTTGGTCAGACGAAGTTAAACAGGCATGGGTTGATTCACTGGATATGTGGGATAATACAGATCCTACTGTTGGTTCTTTCTTCAATGCTCTTTATCAGGTTGGCACTGATCCTACAACAGTAGCGGCTGCTGCGGCCACCTTTGGGACAGGTATTCTGCCTAAAATATTTGGTCAGAAAGGTGCGGCTCTTGCGGCTAAGTTTGTTTTTAAGGATCAATTAAAAAAATCATTGATTAAAAGAAAAGTATCTAAAGAGGTAGCTGAGAAGGTTGCCCATAAAAAAGGTGCTGTTGCTGCTGTTGATGAATCCATTTTGAAAGCTTCCCGTAAAGAGGCTGCAAAAAATCTAGCTATTAATCGGGCTGCGGTTGCTTATCCGGTTGGTGTGGCTGAGATGGGTACGTATGATTTAATGCAGCAGTCTTTTGATATTGATGTAGGTAGAGGAAGGGAGGAAACTGATTATGGTCAGGCTGCAATTACAGCTTTGGTTGGTGGTATCCCCTATGCTATTCTAGGTTCTGGTGGATATGTCCCCTTTTTGGGTTCACCCGCTCAAAAACTTATGAAGGGTAAAGCACTAAGAGAAAATAAAGTTTTACAGAATCTTGAGAAAGAAGCAGCTACTCCGCTTAGTCCCCGACTTGATGTTGAAATGAGTAGAAGTGCTGGTCAGGCTGAAATACAAAAAATAATACGAGAGGCACAAAGAGATTTAAGTGAGGACGGAGATCTATTTTTAAATACTGGTAGTAATCTATCCAAGGAAACTTTTGAAGAAGTAGATCGTTCTCTCTTTAAAGAAGGTTTTGCTGTATTGGAAAAAGTTGGTTCCGGTAGATATAGGGCAAGAAAAATAAGACATCTTCCCAGAGCAGTGCCAGACGCTCCTGTTGAACCACGTACAGTATTACAAAAAACTATTGCAAGAGTTAAAAGAGGTATATATACTAATCCAATAAGGGGCGTAACTGATGAGGCAACTGAAAAAGCTGCCATTGCACGTAGAAGGGTTGATACTGAACGAGCAAGAATGGAAAGAACAATAGCAACAAGATTTAAAAGATTTACCAATGCAATCAAAGAGGATTATTCCGTAAAGAATTTGAAAAACTTTTCTGAAGAAGAGATGAAAAGATTTAACAGGGCTTATGCTGGTGATGAGGAAGCTTTGAATGCTTTGGCAGAAGCAGGAAAAGTTAATGTTCTTAAAGAATTGAGGGAAATGAGGGCAGATACTTCTGAGTTGCAGGATCAGTTATTAAAAAGTGGTGTAATAAAGAAAGGCTCTGATCTTGATATAAAAATAAGGGCTAACTTAATGGGAGAGGGAGAGCTTTATGTAACCCGTTCCTATGAAGTTTTTGATAATCCTAACTGGAGAAACACTGTATCCGATAAAGTAAAGGAAGAGGCCAGTGACTTCTTCATAGGGCAAGCAGAGATCTCTAATCCTGCCTTTGCAAAAGTGCTATCCAAGAGCAGGTCTGAAGGAATGGATTCTCTAACTGTTTCTGAAAAAGAACTATATGATTCTTATATGGGTCAGAATGGTTCTATTAATTTTAATATTAATAAAATTCTTGATGTAAATGGAGAGGAAGCCCTCTTTGAAATATTTGATAATGCTGCGTTAGGGAAAGCTCCCTTTAAAATATTAAGCAAGAGAGAGGATGTACCAAAAGCAATCAGGGCTTTAATGGGTGAATATGAAGATCCCTTTACCAACTATTCCAGGACCATGATGAGGCTTGGTCAAACTGTAGAACAGGGTAACTACGAAAAAGAAATTGCTGATCTTGTTAATGCTGGTTTAATAG